AGAAATATTACTGGTCTAATAAAGAAAAAATCGATGAAAAACTTAAACAAAAATATCACGAGAAAAAAACAAAACAATAATTTTATAGTTTATATTCATATAAGACCTGATATAAATGAACCCTTTTATGTTGGAAAAGGAATACCTAAACGAGATAAATCAAAATACGGTAGAAACCAATACTGGAATAACATTGTAAACAAAAATAATGGTATATTTAAATCTAAAATATTATTTGAAGGATTAAGTGAAGAAGAAGCATTATTAAAAGAAAGAGAAACAGAATTAGAGTTGCGAAATAAAGGTTATATATTAGCTAATATAGCAGAATGTGGTGTTAAATCTGGCACCACAGGAATGAAACATTCTGAAGAATCTAAAAGAAAAATATCTGAAGGATTAAAAGGTCATATATCACCTAATAAAGGTAAAAAGCAATCTAAAGAGACATGTGATAAGAAGAGTAAGTCTATGTTAGGTAAAAAAGTTAGATTAGGTATAAAAGATTCTGATGAAACTAGAAAAAAGAAAAGTGAGGCTTTTAAAGGAAGAATATATAGTGAAGAAAGTAAACAAAAGAAAAACGAAAAATTAAAAGATAAAACTACATATACTTTTTATAACACATTAACTGAAGAAACATTTGTAGGAACAAGACATGAATTTAAAGAAAAATTTAATCATAATCTTGATCAACTAAGTTTACTAATTAGACAAAGAATAAACAAATATAAAAATTGGATAAAAATATGAGAAAAATTAAATTCGACGCATGTATTGTGGGTACAGGCAAAGCAGGAATTGATTTCTCAGCTAAATTAGCTCAGAAATATGATTTACCCACTGAAAGCAAGAGTTGCCAGATCGGGGTGAGATTTGAGTGCCCACAAAAATACTTCCAAAAACTAATAGACATATCATATGATTTCAAACTTTACCAGAAATTTGATAACGTATCTTTGCGCAGCTTTTGTACTAATAATAACGCTGCATATGTTGCTGTTGAAGAAACTTATGGTGATATTAGTTACAACGGTCATGCGAAGAAAGGGGAGGAATTCAGGAATGACATGACCAATTTTGGCATATTGATGGAAAACAAGGGTATTGAAGATCCATTTAAGTGGTCGAGAGATGTAGTAAATAAATTATAAGAAAACGGAACAGGCTTGTATTACTCACCAGGTAACACTCGCAAACCTGGTATGACATCTGAAGGTAATACAGTGTCTGCTACACAAATAGGATGGTTAGAATTAATTAAGATTACTGAGGTAATGAATCCATACTTTGAATATATTGTTAATTTTATTGATGATATGAAAAAAGTATTTCCTGAAATAGGTGATGATTGGGGTATCTATATACCTGAAGTAAAATATTTAAGTCCGGAACCACTTGTTAACTATAATGACTTATCATTAACTGAGTACCCAAATGTACATTTCGTAGGTGATGCATTGAGTGCTCGTGGTATAACAGTTAGTGGTGCTCATGGTATTTATGTAGCGGAAAGTATTCTTTCCTCAGAAGAAGAATATCCAGATTTCGTAGAAAGTTTTGGCTATTAAAAAAATATTTCGTATATTTAGTTATAAAACAAACACATGGAAACAAAACGTCTAAAACAAGCTGATGGTACTGTATTACATTACGTAATCATCAATGGTGAACGAAAACTTCACAACTATGAAGGTCCAGCCATCATACCTCAAGGTAATAAACGCTTAGCCGAATATTATGTTTGGGGTGTTAAGAAAACTAAGGAACAATGGGAAAATATTAAGAAGGATGGTGAAGGTGTTCCATTTTATAAAACATCAGTTGGTAAATCATCTGGAGCAAGAGTATAATATATGAAAATAGGTTTAACAGGAACAGTCTCAGTCGGAAAAACTACATTAGTCAAAGCACTTCATTTACTACCTGAATTCAGAGACTATGAATTTGCCACTGAACGTAGCAAATATTTACGTGATCAAGGTATAGCATTAAATACAGACTCAACATTAAAAGGACAAGTTGTATTTGCGGCTGAACGTAGTGTTGAGTTAATGAAGGAAAACATCATCACAGATAGAACAATATATGATGTGTGTGCATTTACATTAAGTGCTGAATCAATTGATTGGAATGTCAAGGAAAAATTCATTAACTTAATGATGCACTTACGTAATGAGTATGATGTTATTGTGTATGTGTCTCCTGATGGTATTGATATTGAAGATAATGGTGTGAGAGCTACAGATCCTGAATATCGTAATAAAATTGACTATGCTATTAAGGAAATGTTAAAAGAATATCCTCCTAAACGTTTAATTGAGGTTACTGGGACTAATCAAGAACGTATTCAAACAATTAAAGAGGCATTATCTCTATAATATTTATATCAAAACATACTCAATGAAAAAATCCGAACTTAAAAAGTATATTAGAGAAATTATTATATCTGAGGTAACCATGGTTGGTGCCAAAACTGACCCATCAGAAGCACCAGAAATTGCTAGAACTGAGCGTATAGGTATTGATACAGTTAAATCCGCAATAGCACAGGCTAAAAAAACTGGAGCGTCTGTAGGTGTAGCTGAATCCTTAGTACAAGAAATGGCTACATTCTATAAAGTAAAAGATAAAGCTGGATTTAAAAAAGCATTGAATAAATACAAGGAACTTAAAGGTGACAAATATGATAAAAATGCTTTAGGTCAATTACTAGTAGCGTTAGATAAGGAAGGTGAGGTTGACATTAAAACACTAGCTAAAGAAAAAGGTAAAGATACAGCTACTTGGAACAACCCAAATACACGTGCCGCTCTAGAAAAAGAAGGTGGTGAATTTACAGACTATGTTGAGGCTGGTAAAGGTGAAAAAGAAAAGAAAGAAGAACCTAAACCTAAGAAAAAAGAGGAACCTAAAAAGAAAGAAGCACCTAAGTCCAAGAAAAAAGACAAGGATGAAGACGAGGAAGAAGTAGAAGATACTTGGAATAAACCAGAAGAAGATGAGACTGAAGATGAGGAGAAAATTGAGAAAAAAGCTCAAGCCGCGGCTAAAAAAGGTGGAAGTAATCTCACAAAACTTAACCGTGTAACTACTCAACTTAAGGAATTAGAAAAAGAGATGAAAGATTTAGCAGGTAAGTATAAGAAAGCTGAGGGTAAAGAAAAAGAAAGCTTACTAGACAAACTTAAAGAAAAAACTAAGACCAAGAAGGAGCTAGAAAAAGAACAAGATAAATTAGCTGACCTAATAGGATAACACCATCATAATAGTCTTAGTTAAACCCGGCTTTATGCCGGGTTTTTATATCCTTATATAATATTTATAGACAACATATGTTATATGAGCCAAGATATAAAACAAATTATTAGAGAAGAATACATAAAATGTTCACAGTCACCAGATCATTTTATGCGAAAATACTGTAACATACAACACCCACAAAGGGGTCGTGTGTTATTTAATTTATATCCATTCCAAGCCAAAGTACTAACATTATGGAAAGATAATCCATATTCAATAGTACTTAAGTCCAGACAGTTAGGTATATCTACGTTAGCCGCTGGTTACTCATTATGGTTAATGTTATTCCATAAAGATAAGAATGTACTATGTTTAGCTACCAAGCAAGAAACGGCTAAAAACATGGTTACTAAGGTTAAGTTTATGTTTGATAACTTACCTTCATGGCTTAAAATACCGGCTGAAGAAAACAATAAACTAACATTACGATTAAGTAACGGGTCACAGATTAAAGCAGTATCAGCAGCATCAGACGCGGGTCGTTCAGAAGCAGTATCAGTACTTATAGTGGATGAGGCCGCGTTTATTGAGAACATAGATCATATTTGGGCATCTGCTCAACAAACCTTAGCTACTGGTGGTGGTGCCATTGTATTATCTACACCATATGGTACAGGTAATTGGTTCCATCAAACATGGGTTAAGGCTGAGAATGCTGAAAATGATTTCTTACCTATTAAATTACCTTGGTATGTACATCCCGAACGAGATGAGGCGTGGAGAAAAAGACAAGATGAACTATTAGGTGACCCTAGACTAGCAGCCCAAGAGTGCGACTGTGATTTTTCCACATCAGGTGATATAGTATTTTATAACGAATGGTTAGAATTTATATCAAGTACAACAGTACAAGATCCCACTGAGCGTAGAGGTGCTGACCAAAACTACTGGATATGGGAACAACCAGACTATTCAAGAGATTACATGGTTGTAGCAGACGTAGCTAGAGGTGATGGTAAGGATTTCTCAGCATTTCATGTCATAGACGTAGAAACAAATACACAAGTAGCCGAATATAAGGGACAACTGCCTCCTAAAGAATTTGGTTATTTCTTAGTAGGTGTAGCGTCAGACTACAACCAAGCATTATTAATAGTTGAAAATGCTAACGTAGGTTGGGCTACATTAGATGCTATTATAGAACGAGAATATAAGAATTTATATTACTCACCTAAAAGTGAGACACTAACTGTAGACTCGTATTTCAACAAATATGAGAACAGTGACAATGTAACACCTGGTTTCACAATGTCATTAAGAACAAGACCATTAGTAGTAAATAAGTTTAGAGAATTTGTGGGAGATAGGTCCGTAACAATACGTTCCAAACGTTTAGTTGAGGAAATGAAGGTGTTTATATGGCGTAATGGTAGAGCTGAAGCACAATCTGGATATAATGACGACTTAGTTATGTCATTTGGTATTGGAATGTACTTGCGAGATACATCACTCAAATTTAGACAACAAAGTCAAGACTTAACTCGCGCCGCCTTAGGTAATTTAGGTAGGTCTGGTCCAACTCAAGGAGCATATTTTGCTACAGGTCGTGATAATCCATATCTTATGGATGATGGTAAGGGAGGTAAGGAAAACTTTAGTTGGCTTTTAGGTTAAATTTGCTTGGTTTTCTTAATATTTATACGTATATTATAATAATATGGCCGATACAAGTATATTTAGACGATTACAACGACTGTTCTCAACAGACGTAATCATACGCAACGATGGTGGCAACCAGATCAAAGTTATGGATACTAATACTATCCAACAATCTGGTGAGTTCGCCACAAACTCATTAGTAGACCGATATAATAGAATATATTCACCTAGCGCTACATCACTATTTGGCGCTCAATTTAATCTAAATTATCGATACTTAAGACCACAAATATACTCAGACTACGATATTATGGATACAGATGCGATTGTAGCATCTGCTTTAGATATTGTGGCTGAAGAATGTACACTTAAGAATGATATGGGTGAGGTATTACAAATTAGAAGTAGTAACGAAGACATCCAAAAAACACTATACAACTTATTTTACGACATATTAAATATTGAGTTTAATTTATGGGCCTGGATTCGCCAAATGTGTAAATATGGTGACTTCTTCCTCAAACTAGATATATCTGAGAAATTTGGTGTATATAATGTTATTCCTATCCCCGCATATCATATTGAAAGAGAAGAAGGATGGGACAAAGGCAACCCATTCTCAATACGCTTCAAGTACTCACCAGATGGATTCTATACTGGTGGCTCAGGATATTACAGTGTAGCGGGTACTGAATCCCATAATTCACCAGGTGTATATTTTGACAACTACGAGATGGCTCACTTCCGTCTTTTAACAGACAATAACTACTTACTTTATGGTAGAGCATATATTGAACCAGCTCGTCGTTTATTCAAACAATATACATTAATGGAAGATGCGATGTTAATTCATCGTATTGCTCGTTCTCCAGACAAACGTGTTTTCTACTTAAATGTTGGTTCAATTCCACCCAATGAAGTAGAGAACTTCATGCAGAAGACTATATCCAAGATGAAACGTACTCCGTTTATTGATCAAGAAACAGGTCAATATAACTTAAAGTACAACATGCAGAACTTACTTGAAGACTTCTTCATACCTGTACGTGGTAATGACCAAACAACCAAAATTGAAACATTACCTGGTTTACAGTATACAGCGATTGAAGACGTAACTTACTTGAGAGATAAGTTATTCGCCGCTTTAAAAGTACCTAAAGCTTTTATGGGATATGAGAAAAACTTGACAGGTAAAGCCACGTTAGCTGCCGAAGATATTCGTTTTGCTCGTACCATTGATAGAATACAACGTATTACATTATCTGAATTGTATAAAATAGCCTTAGTACACTTATACACACAAGGATATACATCAGACCAACTAACAAATTTCGAGTTATCTCTCACCACACCGTCAATTATATATGATCAAGAACGTATAGCTTTATTGAAGGAGAAAGTAGAGTTAGCTAAGTCAATTCAAGAATCTAAACTCTTACCTACAGACTGGATTTACGACAATATATTCCATTTATCACAAGACCAATATTCAGAATACAGAGACTTGGCTCTTGAAGACGCTAAACGTGAATTTAGAATCAAACAAGTTACCGAAGAAGGAAACGATCCTAAAATTACAGG